AATATATTGTTCTCGTGATTGTTATTTTAGGAATAAAAATGTTCAGACAAATTAGTAGTATGTCAAATGAAGATATTGAAAATGAAATTTTTGAACTTAATAACTTACTAGAATTATCCGGTAAAGTTAATGTCGATGTAATGCTACAGAAAAAAGTAAATTTAGAAATTTTAGAAAAATATAATTTAACTTTAACACCAAATGGTGAATTTTTTCATAGGAACTTTAAAGGTTTTTTACCTCAAATTCTAGAGAAGATGTATGATGATCGGACTGTTTATAAGAAAAAGATGATTGAAGCACAGAAAGAGTATCAGACGGCAACTGATGAAAAAAATAAAAGAGATATCAACGATAGAATATCTAGATATAAAAATCTTCAATTGGCTAAGAAAGTAAGTCTTAACTCAGCTTATGGTGCTTTAGGCTCACAATATTTTAGATTTTATGATATCAGACTTGCTTTAGCCATTACTCTTTCTGGTCAGTTATCTATTCGTTGGATTGAGAATGATATTAATCGATTCATGAATAATATATTGAAAACTGATAAGAAAGATTATGTGATTGCTTCAGACACAGATTCAATCTATCTTCATCTTGGTCCTATCGTAAAGAGTGTATTCAACAAGATGCCTGAGGCAAACAAGATTATTGATTTTATGGATCGTGTTTGTGAAGATAAATTACAGCCATTTATTGATAAAAGTTATCAAAATCTAGCTGATTATGTTCATGCATATGATCAGAAGATGAAGATGAAAAGAGAAGTATTAGCAGATAAGGCTATTTGGACTGCAAAGAAAAGATATATTTTGAATGTTTATAATTCAGAAGGTGTAGCTTATAAAGAGCCATCTATAAAGATTCAGGGACTAGAGGCTGTGAAATCATCAACTCCCAGTGCATGTCGAGAAAAGATCAAGACCGCACTAAAGATAATTATTAATAAAAGTGAGGGCGATCTTCATAGATTTATAGAAGATTTTCGGAACGAGTTTAAGCAATTATCTCCTGAAGATATAGCATTTCCTCGAGGTATGAATGGATTAGGACAATATGCTGATAGTAAAAAGATATATTCTAAAGGTACTCCCATTCATGTTAGAGGTTCATTGATATACAATCATTTCATTAAGGAAAAGAAGTTAGAAAAAAGATATGAATTGATTGTTGAAGGTGAAAAGATCAAGTTTATATATTTGAAAGAACCTAATGTATTTAAGTCTGATGTGATTTCTTTTGTTAATAGAATACCGAAAGAATTTGACTTAAGTAATGTAATAGATTATGATACACAGTTTGAGAAGTCTTTTGTTGAGCCTTTAAGAATAATATTAGAATGTATCGGTTGGAAGACAGAGAAGATAAGTACATTAGATGCATTTTTTACATAAGGATTATATATGAGTTTATTAGATAAAATAAAGAAAAATAGTACAATTAAAGATAGTGCTATTCTAGCTAAATCCAAGTTTTTTTCTGAAAAAGACATGGTTCAAACGGATGTGCCTATGATGAATGTAGCATTATCAGGTTCATTAGAAGGTGGTTTGACACCAGGTGTAACAATGTTTGCTGGTCCATCAAAGCATTTTAAGACAGCATTTAGTCTATTACTTGCAAAAGCTTATTTGGACAAGTATGAAGATTCTGTACTCCTTTTCTATGATTCAGAGTTTGGAACACCCATTTCTTATTTTGATACTTTCAGTATTGATAGAGAAAGAGTCTTACATACTCCATTGACAGATATTGAACAATTAAAGTTTGATATTATCAATCAGCTAAACAACCTAGAAAGAGGTGAAAAGCTTTTTATTGTGATTGATTCGATAGGCAATCTTGCATCAAAGAAAGAAGTTGAAGATGCACTAGAACAAAAAGCTGTTGCTGATATGACACGCGCGAAGCAAATCAAGAGTTTATTCAGAATGATTACACCACATCTTTCGATCAAGGATATTCCTCTCGTTGTTGTCAATCATACCTATAAAGAAATTGGTATGTTTCCTAAGGATATTGTCGGCGGCGGTACCGGAAGTTATTATTCCTCCGATAATATTTTCGTTATTGGTAGACAACAAGAAAAGGAAGGTACTGAGGTTGTTGGATATAACTTTATCATTAATGTTGAGAAGTCTAGATATGTTAAAGAAAAGTCTAAGATTCCCATCACAGTATCATTTGATGGTGGTATTAACAGATATTCCGGATTGCTTGATACCGCTATAGAAGGTGGATTTGTTGTAAAACCTTCAAACGGTTGGTATAGTAAAGTGAATCCTGAAACCGGTGAAATTACAACCAAAGTTAGACTAGCAGATACGCAGAATTATAATTTCTGGAATTCGATTCTCGAAAGTGATAAATTTAAGGAATATATTAAACAAAAGTATGAGGTAGCTAATGGATCTATTCTCGAAACTGAAGAAGAAACCGAAGAAGCGTGAGTATAAAGAAAACATAGATTTTGTTTTCATTGATGCACCAGATGATCAGCTAACTTTAGTGAAGATAATATCGGGAGATTATTCCGGTATTATCTTTCATTTTGGTAAAGTAAGTGTTGATTTAAATGGTGAACAACCCAGATTGAAGTATGAATATACTATAGTTGATTACGCATCAAAAGATCAAAAAGAGTTGACTTCTGATGAAGTTTTCTTTACAATGCTAGGAGATATTCTTGTCTCAATCATCGAAAATAATCTTGGAGAAGTAGATGCACCGTCTAGAACTGACGATATTGAAGAATTTGATTCATAATGATGAATACACACGAAAAGTAATACCATTTATAAAGCCCGAGTATTTTACCGAAAGGACAGAAAAGGTATTATTTCAAGAAATATCCAAATACATTGAGACATATAATACATTACCAACTCATGAATCCCTGATTATTAACATTAATCAATCCAATTCATATAGAGAAAATGAAATAAAGAATGTCTTTGATATTCTAAATGAAATCAAGAAAGATACAGAAACTAATCATGGTCAATGGTTGATTGATCAAACTGAAAAGTTCTGTCAGGATAAAGCGATCTATAATGCAGTATTAGAATCTGTATCTATACTTGATGATAAAACTGGAACAAAAGTCAAAGGTAGTATTCCTGAATTATTATCCAGAGCATTGGCTGTAACTTTTGATAGTCATGTTGGACATGATTATATTGGTGATGCTGAATCGCGTTATGAATATTATCATAAGTCTGAAAAGAGAATTCCATTTGATATTGAATTCTTCAATAAGATCACAAAGGGTGGATTGCCGATCAAGACATTGAATATCATTTTGGCGGGCACAGGAGTTGGAAAGTCATTAGTAATGTGTCATATGGCATCGGCTTGTCTTGCTGCTGGTCTTAATGTATTGTATATTACATTAGAAATGGCAGAAGAACGAATCGCAGAAAGAATTGATGCTAATCTTTTGAATATAGATATCAATGATTTGATGAATATTCCAAAGAAAGACTATGATCGAAAGGTAGATGTTTTAAGAAATAAGACTAATGGTAAGCTTATTATTAAAGAATATCCAACAGCATCAGCATCCACATTACATTTCAAGAGTTTGATTAATGAATTGAGATTGAAAAGGAACTTCAGTCCTGATATCATTTTTGTTGATTATTTGAATATTTGTACTTCTGCAAGGTTGAAACATGGAGCTAATGTAAATTCATATAGTTATATTAAGGCTATTGCTGAGGAATTGAGAGGACTTGCTGTTGAGAATGAGGTACCTATTTTTAGTGCGACCCAGACTAACAGACAAGGCTTCTCCAGTACGGACATCGGATTGGAAGACACTTCCGAATCGTTTGGATTGCCGGCAACTGCTGATATGATGTTTGCTTTGATTAGTACGGAAGAATTGGAGCAGATGAATCAGATAATGGTAAAACAGTTGAAAAATAGATATACTGATCCCAACAAGAACAAGAGATTCGTGATTGGTGTGGACAAGAGTAAGATGCGATTATATGATGTGGATCAGTCGGCCCAGAGAAATATTTCTGATTCTGGACAGGAAGATAGACCGTTGAATACGTTTGGAAATAGGGAAAGAAGATATTCTGAGTCAAAGTTTAAAGAGATAAAAGTATAAATATGAGATAATATCTTATAGGAAATAAAATGGCTGGTACCAGTGCGGAAAGACAAGAGAATGGTGTTATTGAAAAAATAAAAAATGCTGTTCAAAAAAACAAAAAGAATCCAATAACATTGAAGGCTGGTAATGTAATTATTGAAGCTGTTATTGATGCTGAAAAGTTTAAAGGAAGACAGCTTGGTGGTTCTGAGCCTTATACTGATGTTGTAATTTATTATAAAAAGAATGGAAAAATAGAGCAATTCAATTGTTCTTTAAAGGGAGAATCTGCTCCCTCATTAGCTGGTGGAGGTCTAAGGGGATTAGAATTGGCTGTTCCTGGAATAGCAAAGAAATTCATGAGAAATGCTTTTAATGAATTGCAAAAAAAGAAAAAATTAAAAACAGGCGATAAGGTTCCTGATGTTTTTGGTGAAATAAGTTCATCATCCAAAATGAAGATTGTTATAGGAAATGAAATGATGGGTGGACCTATAGATTTTATGTACATAGGTCCAATGAATGTTGTTGGCAGATATGATGAAAAAAAGAATATCTTGTCATTAAATGGGAATTTAATTGAAGCTGAACACTATGCTAAAACACACAAATTGTATTTTCGTTTGAGGGCAAGAAGAGAAGATCAACGATTTGATCCAGATGCTAAAGACAAAGACGGTACACCTAAAATTTATGGTATTTCTCCTTCGAAAGGAGATAGTGCAGGAAGAATAGTTGTAACAGATAAAGTTCCATCAACGGGCGTAATTATAAGGTTGTAAAATGCTAAACTTTAAAACATATCTCACAGAAGCTACCGATGATGACGGTAAACTAAAACATATTCCTCACGCAGAGGATCATCCACTTCATCATGGTCATGCTGGATTTGAACATGCATATGGCGCATTAATGCAAGCACATGAACACATGGCAAACAAAGAAAAGAATAGCAATCTTACAATGAAGTATGATGGCTCACCTTCTTTAGTTTTTGGTCATCATCCAAAAACAGGTAAATTCTTTGTTGCATCAAAATCTGCATTCAATAAGAATCCTAAGATTAATTATTCAGAAAAAGATATTGAGACAAATCACGGTCATTCACCGGGTCTAGCTCATAAATTAAAACACGCACTTAAACATCTTCCTAAAGTAACACCTAAAAAAGGTGTTTATCAAGGCGATATGATGTTTTCCCATGAGGATCTGAAACATGAGTAAAGTATCTTTTACACCAAACACAATCACTTATACTGCTCATGGGCCACAAGCAGAGAAGATAAAAAAAGCTAAAGTCGGCATTGTTGTTCATCAACAATATCACGGCAATGATCTTGAATCAATGAAAGCATCTCCTCATACCGATCATGCGACAGAATTTAAACATCATCCAGATGTATATCATCATTCAGCCGAACATGATACAAGTAAAATAGATTATACACATAATGATCAAAAAGAATTCCATAAACACATGGCAGCCGCTAAACATATTCACGATACATATGGTAAAAAAATGTATCCTGCTACAGCACGCCATCAAGGTGAAGGCAATCATCTAGAGACTTATATTAATCATACAGTAAGAACAGATGAAGCGCCAACTTCTGAAGGTTTGAAGAAACATATTAAAGAAAAATTCGCTAAAGCATCAGAAAAATTAAAGTCTGAAAAAAGCAAATCAGCAAAAGAAGCCGAAGCTGGAGAACATACTAAACATATTGAAAAGAATAAAGAACATTATGATCATCTCCTATCGATGCATCATCATCTCCAACAAGCAAAAAACGTGCTAGTAAAGAATCTTGAGAAACATGAAGGTGGATATGAGCATCATATTGATCATAATAAATCAAAACCTGAAGGATTTGTTGTGAATCATGAAGGTAAGCCAACCAAGCTTGTAAATAGAAAAGAATTTGCTCGCGCCAATCTATTGAAAGTAAAAGCATGGAAAAAATAAAAAACTTTAAATCATACATTACAGAGATACAAACTAAAGATGTATTGCCTCCATCAGGTGCGGGTAATGATGCAACTGATGGAGTAGTAAAGAAATATGCAAGCGATACACCAGGACAAAAATACAAAGATATTAAAAAACAAGTAAATAAATAATTCGCATGTGAGGTTGTTATGAAAGATGTGGTCGTTGGTTGTATAACCAATTATAATTTTGATACTATTAAATATTGGGTTAATTCATTAGATAGATCAGGTTTTTCTGGTCATAAGATAATGATATGCTACAATATAGATTATAGTGTTTGTGATGAATTAACTAAAAGAAATTATAATGTCATTGGTTTTGAAAGAAATGATGTTGAAGGTAGACTTGAATTTCCAAGAGATTTTTCTATTGTTGTAGAAAGATTTATTCATACTTGGTATTTCATTAAAAAGATAATTGAAACTGAAGATATTAGATTTCTAATTGCAACTGACGTTAAAGACGTTATTTTTCAATCTAATCCTTCTGAATGGTTAGAACAGAATATTGGTTCTCATAAAATCAATGTAGGATCAGAATCCATTTCTTATGTTAATGAGAAATGGGGTCAAAATAATATGATTCAATCATTTGGTAATGAATTATATAATTCAATGAAAGATAAAATCATATGTAATGCCGGTACCATTTCAGGACATGCAAAAGAATTAACTGATTTGATGTTGAATATCTATCTTATTTGTTCTGGAATGCCAGGTCAAATATCTGGTGGTGGTGGCCCAGATCAAGCTGCCATGAATATTCTTCTTAATAGTGAACCATATAAATCTATCACAAAAGTATCTTCATCAGAAGATGGCTGGTGTGCCCAATTAGGCACCACAGGATTAACATCAAAGTGTTTAAATGATATTATTGAACCTATGCCTATTCTTAATCCTGATAATATAGTTTATACCAGTCAAGGAAAACCCTTTACATTAGTTCATCAATATGATAGAATTCCATCTTGGAAGAAAATTATTGAAGAGAAATACTCATGAGAAATAATCTAGTTATTGTTCCTGTAGGTTCTTCTATTGAAAGATTTTTACATAATTATAATGTTTCAAAAGAAAATCATTGGCGCCAAGCTAATCAAGATAGAAATTATGATATTCTTGCTGTACAATATGGCGAATATGAACCCGAACAAGGTACATATGATAAATTTTACAAGATTAAAGGATTCAAATGGCCAATCTTGAAGAAACTTAATAAGATGATCGACCTTACAGAATGGGAATATATCGGTATTTATGATGATGATGTTATCTTAGACTATCAGACAATGAATAAGTCTTTTGAGTTTGCAAAAGAAAAGAATTTAAAAGCATTTCAGATTTCTTTAGCTGAAGGTTCTGAATCACAATGGCCAGTAACTCGTAATAAAAAAGACATTATCTATACATATACCAATTTCATTGAGATAATGTGTCCAGTATTTAATAGAATTAGTCTTGAAAAGGTACTTAAATTGATTGATTCATATGATGTTTATACTGGCTGGGGTATAGATTGTATATTATCAGAATATCTAGAGACTGATCCCGCTGTATTGCATTTTATCAAGATGTTTCATCCACCTCGTCCAGAGACTGGTAGTGAGTATGATAAGTATAAAGCGTTTAGTGAAATGGATGAATTGTTCAAGAATGTATATCCAAAGATAATGCAACAAAGTGGTAGAGATATAAAAATAGATTACACAAGATTTAAAGATGAAGTGAAGCAGATTATTTTTAATACTGGAGTTTAATATGAATGTTATTGTTACAGGTGGAGCTGGATTTATTGGATCACATATAGTTGATCAACTTGTTGATAAAGGTTATAAAGTTAAAGTTATTGATAATGAATCATCAACAGTTCATGAGAGATTTTATTATAATAGAGAAGCTGATTATTATCCATTTGATATAACTGATTATGAATCAACACGAAATCTATACAATGACGTTGATTTTGTGTTTCATTTAGCGGCTGAGTCAAGAATTCAGCCAGCTATTGAAAATCCCATTCTAGCTATTAAAACTAATACATTAGGTACAGGAACCGTATTACAATGTGCAAGAGAAGCTGGTGTTAAAGGAGTTATATACTCATCAACATCTTCTGCGTATGGATTGAGAAATAAAGGTGCGTTACATGAAGAATTATCTGATGATTGTTTAAATCCTTATTCAGTTTCTAAAGTATCGGGTGAAAAACTATGTAAAATGTATTCAGATTTGTTTGGTTTATCTACAGTAGTTTTCAGATATTTTAATGTATATGGTCCGAGAGAACCTATTAAAGGTCCTTATGCACCTGTTGTTGGACTTTTCTTGAGACAGAGAAAAGATAATCAACCTTTAACTATTGTTGGTGATGGTAGTCAACGAAGAGATTTTACGCATGTATATGATGTAGTTGATGCTAATATTAGAGCTATGGACAAGATTAAAGAAGGAACAGTGTATAAAGGTGAATTGATTAATATAGGTACAGGTCTTAATCATTCTGTATTAGAATTAGCTATGAAAATATCAGATTCTATCAAGTTTATTCCACCTAGAATTGGTGAAGCTAAAGAAACATTGGCTAATACTACAAAAGCACATAAACTTCTTGGATGGATTCCAAAGGGAAACATTTTAAAATATATTCAGGAAGAATTGGAGAAAAAATGAATATATTTCTTGATTTAGGAACTCATTATGGACAAGGTTTAAGAGAGTTTATTGATAGATTCAAAATGGATAGCAGTTGGATTATCCATACATTCGAAGCTAATCCTAATACCTATAAAGTCTTTATGGATGAATATCATAAATTAACACCTTGGGTAATACCACACAATGAAGCTGTTTCTGCTCATTATGGCACATTGACTGTTAATATTGAGACACCTCCCAATGAAGATGCAACAGGAATGGGTTCTTCTGTGATTGATCTTGATAACTGGAATCCTTGGGGCGGTGAATTACGTCAAAATTTTAATACAAAGGCTACTGTTCCATGTATTGATCTATCCGATTTCATTTCTAAGAACTTCAAAGAAGATGATACTTTGATAATCAAGATGGACATTGAGGGTTCAGAATATGAAACTCTTGAAAAGATGATTAATGATAATATCATGGAAAGAGTTAATTTCATTGCTGTTGAATGGCATTCCAGATTCTTTGTGAAGAAATTAGAAATAGAAGAAAAAGAAAGAAATATTATTAAAAGAATAAATGAACTTAACATTAATTTGGAATCGTGGAAATGAGTCAAGGCTATTTTTTAATTGCTTTAGGAAAAAGATATATTGATGAATGCTGTCTCTTAGCAAATACTATACGAAAATCAGGTGATCAAAGACCTATAAGTCTATTAGTTCATGATGAAGATAAAGATTACGCAAAAGAAAAAGAATTATTTGATAAGTTAGTTTCATTTGAACCTTTATCTGGTTTATATTATCAATGTGAGACAAACTTTGAGAAGTATTGTCTATATCCACGAGTTAATTTCGATTATTACATACCTTACGACGAAAACATCATTGTGGATAGTGATGTTTTGTGTCAGTATAATCCCGATCATGTTTGGAATTTCTGTCAGAATAACAATTACGGTATTGTTATGCAAGGTAGAATCAATGATCCAAATTGGCATTGGGGTACTATTGGAGAAGTATCTAAAGAAGTTGGTAAGCATGTTCCTCATGTACATGGTGGATTTTTCTATTTGAGAAAAAATACTTTTCTTACACCATTCTTTGAGTGCGCCAAGCATGTATTTTTTAATTATGATAAGTATAAATGTAAAAGATATTTCCGTGGCGGCAGAGTAGATGAAATTCTTTTTGCTATCAGTTATGCTCATTTTGGTATTGAGCCAGTCGAATTTGATGAATATCCTATAATGACATTCAATTATTCATCTAATATTGATGTTCCATCCAAGCTGCAAACAGAAGGTGGACAGAATATAGAAATGAATAATTATCCTCCATTTATTCATATGTTTGACAAAATGGAAGGTAATGAATTTCAGAATTTGTATAGGAAAATAATGAATGTATGATTATTTGATTGTGGGATCTGGTTTTTTTGGTTCCACTTTTGCAAGACTAGCAACAGATGATGGTAAAAAATGTCTTGTACTTGATAAAAGATCACATATTGGCGGAAATGCATACAGTTCAAGAACTTTAGATATCGATGTTCATCAATACGGACCACATATTTTTCATACGAATTCCAAAGATATCTGGTCTTTTGTCAATAAGTTTTCTGAATTTAATAACTTCATCCTAACTCCTAAATCATTTGTGAATGGTAGATTATACTCATTACCATTCAATATGAATACATTTCAAGAGATATGGAATATCATTAAACCAGATGACGCTAAAGCAATCATCGAAAAACAAAAGTTTAAAGGTATACCATCCAATCTAGAAGAACAAGCTTTAAGTCTGGTAGGTAAAGAAATATATGATCTTCTAATCAAAGGTTATACCCAAAAACAATGGAAAAAAGAACCAAAAGACTTACCATCTTTTATCATCAAACGATTACCAGTTAGATATACCTACGATAATAATTATTTTAATGATAGATATCAAGGCATACCCGTCGATGGATATGACAAACTGTTTGAAAGAATGTTAGATGGAATCGATGTTCAATTAAATACCGATTTTTTATCAGATAGAGAGTATCTGACAAGAATGACAAAAAGAGTTGTATATACCGGTAAGATAGATGAATACTTTGATTATGAATATGGTGATTTAGAGTATCGTGGATTATCTTTTGTCCATGAAAAACTTGATGTAGAGAACTATCAAGGTACTGCTATGGTTAATTATCCTTCATTGGATGTACCCTGGACAAGAATAGTAGAACATAAGCATTTTACCGGTGTATCATCCAAATATACTATCATAACCAAAGAATATCCCGTATCATGTGGTAGAAATGATATTCCTTATTATCCTATAAATGACGAAAAAAACAATACAAATTACACAAAATACAAAGAAAAAGCTGCAAATGAGAGTAATGTTATCTTTGGAGGTAGACTTTCTGAGTATATGTACTATGATATGCATCAGGTAATAGGATCAGCTATGGCAAAGTATAGAAAAGAAAAAGATTATAAATAATAAAAACCCTTATTTGCTGTAGAGGCAAAATGAAATTTAAAGAATTCCTATTAGAATCCGAGGAAAAACACGGCGTCTTAGCGTTTGGACGCATGAATCCTCCAACTACCGGTCATGAAAAATTAGTCAATAAGGTTAAAGAGATAGCCAAGGAAGTTGGTGGAGAACATCATGTTGTTCTTTCAGCATCCCAGGATAAAGCTAAAAATCCTCTTTCAGCCGCTCAGAAGCAAAAACATGCTAAACGAGCATTTCCAAATACCAATATATCGGTAGCTACCAAAGAACATCCAACATTCCTTCAACATGCTGCTAAACTTCATAAAGCAGGTGTTACTCATCTTCACATGATTGCAGGTTCAGATCGCACTGAAGAATATAAGAAAAAGCTTCATCAATACAATGGTACCCATAAAGGTGCATTATATAATTTCAAAAAGATAACTGTTCATAGTTCTGGTGAACGTGATCCGGATGCGGAAGGAACAGAAGGTATGTCAGCATCCAAGATGCGCGAACATGCTAAGAATGGTAATTATAACGAATTTAAAAAAGGTATACCTTCTCATGTATCACATGAACATGCCAAAGAGATGTATCATGATGTTAGAAAAGGTATGGGATTACATGAATCTGTAAATGAAGCATTTGATCAGATGCTTACTGAAGGTGTTCATGATAGAGGTATATTTAAAGCTGTTTTCATGGCAGGTGGTCCAGGATCGGGTAAAGACTTTGTGATGAAGTCTATTTTTGGTGAATCGGGCAATGCAGCATATGGTACTAGTACCACATCAGGATTGATTGAGATTAATTCAGACAAAGCATTTGAGTATCTAATGGATCAAAATGGTTTAGATAAGAAGATGCCCGATTCAGAAGATCAGCAACGTGATGTGTTAAGAGGTAAAGCGAAGAATATTAAAGAACTTCGTCAAAGATTGGCTATATCTGGAAGAAATGGTTTAATTATAAATGGAACTGGTGATGATCCAGAAAAATATGGTCAATTAAATGATGTATTGAAAAAACTTGGTTATGAAACCAAGATGATATTAGTCACTACTTCTGATGAAACATCCCAAGAAAGAAACAAGAAACGTGGTGCTAGTGGTAGTAGAGAAGTGAAAGAACCCATCAGAAAAGCAAAGTGGGAAGGTGTTCAGAAATCTAAAGATGCTTTCAAGGATATGTTTGGTGATGATTTTCTCGAATTTGATAATGATATAGATTTGAAATCAGATAAAGTACCAGATGAATTGAAAAAACAAAAAACAGAAGAGCTTTTGAGTATTTTCAAAAATGTTAATAAATGGATCGATAAGCCAGTTAATGGTGAACAAGCTAAAAGCTGGATTGGTGGTCAATTAAAATCATCTGATAATCTTCAAGTATCTAAACAAAAACCACCAGCTGGTTCTAATGCATCGGCACAAGCACAACAGATGGGTCTAGAATATTATGGTTTTGGAAGATATGGTAAAGATGGTAAAACTATGTATCATAGCATTCATGATAGATTAGTACCTGTTGTTAAAGGTGTAAAAGAAAGTATTGATGATGATTTTGATGAAATTATTTCAGAGTCTTATGGATTGTCTGATGATTCTTCAAGAAGATTGCTTCTTTTAGGAACAGACATAAGTGAAGAAGATACAGAAACAAGAATATCAACAATCGATAATTCTGATATATCAGAAACGGAGAATACTAATGAAAGCTTTAATAGAGAAGGTAAAAAAGTTATTTCAGAAGGAAGAATCTATAGTGATAGAGGAAATAGCTATAGTACCAGAAAAGAAGATGGAAGAAACGGATATCAAGAAATTGCCGAAGAAAAAGAGAAAGTACACAAAAAAATCAGTTTAAATAAATTGAAGATTAAATTAAATCTAAAGCCACAAAACATTGATGATGAGTTTGGTAAAACGGATCAGGATGATGCAATAGATGGACCTGAATTTTTAAGACCTCCATTGGGAAGCACAAGGGATTAACATGAAAAATCTTAAGAATTATCTTACTGAATTAGATGAAAAGCTTCAAGAGACAACTATAAGTGAGGCTATTGACTGGCATGTAAAAGAACAAGTACCATTGATTGAATCTATTTTTCGAGTTGGTTCAGAGAAATATTTTCAATTATTTCGTGAAGCAAGAGAGATGTTGAATAATGGTGCATTTGATCATTCATCATTAACTAATCTTGATCTTTCTATTTTAAGAGAAACTGATTTAGGTATTATTGTTGAACATGAAGGTAAAATGGTACCATTAGATTGTCCTATGATTGAAGAGGAAGAGAAGCATCCTCCTATTGGACAGCCAAAGCGTGGTGGAACTAAGAAGTTTTATGTATATGTGAGGAAACCTGATGGTGGTATCAAGAAAGTAAGTTGGGGTGATACTACAGGATTATCTGTTAAGATGAATAATCCTGAGAGAAGAAAGTCATTTGCTGCAAGGCATAAGTGTTCTATTCAGAAAGATAGAACAAGTGCTGCATATTGGGCATGTAATACTCCTCGATACGCAAAGAGTTTAGGATTATCTGGTGGTGGAAACTTCTATTGGTAATCCATATAATGATACGAGAACAGGAAGTGTTATAAATCGTATTTTTTCGAAAGATGTTGATGAGAGTGAATTGATTTGGCATCGTGATAGGAAAGATAGAAAGATAAAAGTTTTAAGTGGTATTGATTGGAAATTACAGATGGATAATGAAATGCCTGTTGTAATGGAAGAGAATATGGTGTATTATGTGGAAAAAGAAGTGTTTCACAGGATAATAAAAGGTAAAGAAGATTTAATAATCGAAATAGAAGAGGATTAAAGTGTTAATAAGAGTTTTGAGTCGAGAGCAAACATTAAATTCAGCATCAAACACAACTGTTAATAATGCTGTCGTTGTTAGACTTGTACATATTGGTTCACAAGAGCATTTGATAACTATCGCCGATGGCTCCGGAACAAATACAGGAACAATTACATTATTAACCAACAGTGAAGTCATTATTGAAAAAGATAGAACAGAGACATTGCAAGTTGATACGGGTAGTGATGTGAAAGCAGTATCAATTGCATATAAGAATTAAATTAATAAGAAAAGGAAATAAAAATGTTTAATGATAAACTAACAAAAAATATTGCCGAAGCAGCAGCAAAAATTATGCAAGAGGATCTTAAGGGTATGCAAAAGAAATTAGATATTAATGAAGCTGTAAAACCAAGTTATCAACATTATAAAAGGGAAGTTCTTCCTTTATATCATAAACATGGTTTATCGCCAGAATTTGCTAAAGCTGTTGATGATCATGTTAAAAAATATGGTGATCAGCAAGTTTATAATCATCATGGCGATGCAGGTGGTGGAATGCCACATTGGTTTGATAGCGATAAACAAAAAGTAAAATCTTTAAAACCTCATAAAGGTTATGATGTTAATGAAGGTATTGAAGATCGTTTAGAAGCTGCTCGCGCGAAAGCAAAAGCTGCTGGTAAGCCAGTAAATCCACCCGCAAAACCAGCAGCAACTAATATTCGTAAAGTATCAGGAACAGCATATGGTGGTTCAGCACAAAAAGATGAACCAGAATCAGATGATGACAATAAAAGTGTTGATACACCAAAACGTGGTCGTGGACGTCCAAAAGGTAGTACAAATGTGCGTCGTTATGACACAAAAGTTTATTCAGATGAGCCAGAAGCACCAAAACGTGGTCGTGGACGTCCAAAAGGTTCGAAAAATAAAGTCAAGCTTCAAGGTGAATCATTTTCAGAAATTATGGAAGATTTAAAAACTGGTGGATTGAAAGCATTATATGATCATGTTATATTAGAAGAAATCATTGAAGAAGAGCCAGACAATGAACAATTCACAAAAGAATTGGAAAAACAAAAGAGAAAAGAAGCTGGAACAGCTAAAGATGATGAAAAGGCAAAGGTAGCTAAGGCATCAGTGCAAGCTGTTAAGAATGAAGAAGTTGAGAATGAAGAAGTTGAATTAACAGAAGAAGAAAAATCTGAATTAAAGGTTGGTGATAAGGTTCATGCTGGATATAGATATAAAGGTGGTGCAGGATATAAAGGCATTGTACATAAAGTAGAACCTGATCATGTTTTAATTAATGTTGGTAAAGATAGATTTGGTGAAAAGATTGTAAAAGCTTCTCATAAAGTTGTGACGAAAGAGGAAGTTGAAGCGATTGAAGAGCGCGAATTGACTCCAGCGGAGACAGAAAAGAAAGAAGAAATTGTTAAGTCAATGAAGAAAAATATGGCTGGATTTAAGGAACGCTATGGTAAGAGAGCAAAAGAGGTAATGTACGCTACAGCTACAAAGTCAGCTAAAGGTGAGTAATATGGCAAAACCAATCTCTGAAATTAAACAATCGACTGGCAAGCTGAAAGATGCTTGCTGGTCGGGTTATACGGCTGTGGGTATGAAAGAGAAGAATGGTAAGAAAGTGCCTAATTGTGTGCCTGTTAAGGAAGCAAAAGATGAAGATGAGTATGATCAAGAAGGAGATATGGCAAAAACACAACTCAGAAGTATAATGCATGATGCGAAAGAACTTCATGATATGCTTGAGGACAATGATAATTTGCCAGAATGGGTACAATCAAAAATCACATTAGCACAAGATTATATTTCTACTGTACATGATTATATGGGATCAGTTCAGGAAGGAACAGAACAACAAGGTCGATTTTCATCTGGTGCACCAAAGAGATTGATTAAAGCTCCTGTTTTGGTACCTTCACAGCATATGGATACACATAAGAAGCCATATAAGACTGCACCCGGTGAAGCGACAAAGATAACACAACCTGTATCAAGATTATCTGTTGTAAAGAGTATAGCTAAACAAAGAATGGGTGAAGCAGTAGAAGAGCCTCCATTTAAAGGACCTTATAAGAAAAAGGAAGAACCTGTAACTGATAAGTCTGGAGCAAAACACTCACAACTTTCAAGAGTTAAGCATTTGGCTAAGAGTGCAATGAAGAAGCAAATGAAGGAGCAATATTCAAAAGATAACAGGAATGTCGATTTACAGCATGTTAATGAAGCTAAAGAAAAAAATCACAAATCTGGTTTTGTTGCGATAGCAGTAAATCATCCTATGTCTCCTGAAGGACAAAAAGGAAACAGATACACTGTTTTTTTCAAAGCTGACCGCAGTTCTCCTAGAGGGAGAACTAAAGCGAAAGATATATCCCATCATCAAGATGTAGAATCTGCTGAAAAAGCCAAGCAAGATTATGCATCGAAATATTCAAAGTTTGGCGTTACTGCATTGAAAAGATATAATGAATCTGTTGAGACAGAGCCAAACAAGATGAAAGACAAGAATATTAAATTAACAGGAAAGAAAGATAAGTTTATTAAAGATCCAACATTAACACCATTGATATTGAGACAAGCTTAATGATTAAACATAATTATGGTATCATTTATTGTGATATGGACGGCGTACTAGTAGATTTTCTTGGTGGTGCTGAAAAAGTATTAGGACATGCTTTTGAGGCACCATATCAAGATAAGAAAGAGAAATTTGAAAGAAAATACAAGATAGCACAGACAGAAGATTTTTGGGCTAATTTGCCTTTAATGAAAAATTCTATGACATTGTGGAATTATATTAATAAATATAATGCACATATTCTTACTGCTTATGCTGATTGGGACGATAATTCGAGAAAAGGAAAACGTGATTGGGTTGAGAAACATCTTCATCTTCCCTTGAATCGATTTCATGCCGTAGCCAGAGATGAAAAGAAAGATTACGCAACATCAGGTAATAAACAGAATATTTTAATTGATGATTATGAGAAGAATATAAAGGAATTTAATGCTGCGGGTGGAATTGGTATACATCATGTAAATATCAGAGTAACAATAAGAAAACTTAAAGAATTAGGATTCAAATAAAGGAGAAAGAAATGTCCCTATGGTCTAATACAGACGCAAATACAAGCGTACCAAAGTTTGCACCTTCAACTGTAAAATTACAGAATACACAGTCAAACGTCGATGTTATCTATGATAATACTCAAATGAGTTTAGTCCAGACTAATAAAGGTGTTGGTATATTTGGTGTAGATGCAACAGAACAAGGAGTTGCTGCAAATCCAAAAGGTGGTCATGCTGGATGGAATCTAGTTACACTTGGTGCAGGTCCGATTGTTTCAATTACTGCTAATAGTGGTGCTTATAGTCCAGATGGTAATGTTTATCTAAGCTTTTCTGGTGGCGGTAAAGGAACATTAGCTGCTAACGCGCAAATTTCTGTAAATGCAACATCGAAATTGATTCTTGCAATCAATGTTTTAACACCTGGTCTTTACACATCAGCGCCTTCAGCAACAGCGACAAATGCTAATGCATCATTTACCATAACAATGGGTGGTCGTGCTGGTCGTGTTCATAGAGAAACATTGGTAGCAATGGGTTCAATGACAAGCGATGGAAATGACGATACAATATTTGCTGATTCGTAATTAACTGAAAGTTGGAGTAGTAATTATATAATGTTCTTTGAATCTTTAAATAATGATAATTTTATACTTTATGCTGCAAAAGCTTATGAAAAGCCTAACTGTATAAAAAGTGAATTCAAGGAAGATTTAAAGAGATTAAATTATATAAAGAAATTGTTTAGGCGTTATTTAAAGAACAATGACTTGAAAGAGAGATTGATACTAAATCATCTTGTAGTAATTTACAATGTGTTTGGTATTGAAGCTTCAACAAGGATGTTGTTTTATCATATAGATGTAGAATGTTATTCAGCACTTAAGACTTTTTTAATATTTCTTAATTATATGCCAAATATAGTTAAAGGAATAAACGATAAGAATATAATATCATCAGATATACCTGTTGATATGAATATAGCAAGTATGCTTAGGAGATTAAATGAAAACGCTGAGAGAAATTAAAGAACATATAGAAAAAGTATCTGGCGGATATAGATTAGTTTCAAAAAAGACAGGAAAGAATCTAGGCACTTATCCATCAAAGTCTGGTGCTGAAAAACGTGAAAGACAAGTTCAATACTTTAAACATCTTCACGAAATGGAAAGAAAATCATCACAAGCTAGATTTGAAGCTGGATTGAAACGTGGCGGATATGATGTAAATGCTCGCGCCAAGTTTTGGGCAGATAAAATGAAAGAATTGAAAAAGCAACAAGCTGATTATGAAAAAGAACGTGGTGAATTAAAGAAAGAAGATGTTGCAGTTAATTCGGCAGGTGCTGGTAATGTAGCAGGTATAGGTGTGGGAAAACAAGGTGAGCCGGGTATAATGCCAAAGAAGAAAAATCCATTTTTAAAGAAACTAAAATGATTTCTTGGATTTCGTTTATACCTGAATCAAGTATAATAATGATAGTACATACGCTATTGGTAATAGGTATAGTTGCGTATTTTGCATCTAGATATTCAGGAATATATAAGTTTATTTTATCTCCAATAGCTATAATTATCATTATTTCTACCATATTTGCAGAAGGTATATATTATAATCAGAAAAAATATCAAGAGCAAATGCAAGAATATCAAAACAAGATACATGATGCGGAAGAAGAAGCTAAGAAAGCTAGTGATAATATACGAATTAAGTATATTGATAAAGTAAAAGTCATAAAGGAAACTAGTGATGAGAATGTTAAATACATTGAAAAAGTTGTTACACAATATGATAGTAGCTGTACTTTGTCTAACGCTGCAATCATGCTCCACAATAGTTCCAGTCAAAATGTCGTGGCCAGAAGTTCCGGAGGAATTGATGAAGGAACCTCCGATGTTAAAGCAAGTGAACTCCTTAAAGTCATCACAGACAACTATTCAACCTATTACCAAGTAAGAGAACAATTACTTGGATGGCAAGATTGGTATAAGGAACAAAAGAAAATATATGAAAGTGTGAAATGAAAAAATTTAGTGAATATGATGAAAAACAGAATAAAGAACCTGAACACAAATCTCTTTTTGAAGAAATTTTATTCAAAACAAGAAAAAATAAAAAGTATTCAGAAAAAAATGAAATTCAAGAAGAATTCATTCAAGAGTCTGAACTTGTAATTGAATCCGAACCTGAACCTGAACCTGAACCAATAAAACAAATAGTAACAGAAGTTACTGCTACTGATAATGATGGTATTTTACTTAAATTAAACAAAGGTGAAAAGGGTGATAAAGGAGATCCTGGTCCAGAAGGTCCTATTGGTCCTATGGGTCCACAAGGTGAGCGTGGTGAAACAGGATTAAGAGGAATTCAAGGATATCCGGGAATACAAGGACCTGTAGGTCCAGAAGGTCCTATTGGTCCAGAAGGTCCTATTGGTCCAAAAGGTAATAAAGGTGATCCAGGTTCACAAGGTAAACCCGGACCTAAAGGAGAAAAAGGATCAAAAGGTGATAAGGGTGACACTGGCCCTATTGGTCCTATAGGTCCAAGTGGAGGTCCAATAGGACCTCAAGGTCCAGCTGGCCCGCAAGGCGAAAAAGGTGAGAGGGGTGAAAAAGGTGAAAAAGGTGATCCTGGTGATATCACAAAGATTAGTGAGTCTATTACAAAATTAAATGAAGATGTTAGCAGAAGAATTAATAAAGTTGTTTCGGATTTTGGTGTACTATCTGCATCAGGTGGTTCAGGTTCATATTGGTTATATGATTTAGGTGATACGGATCATAGTATAAAAAATGCGACAAATGGTCAAGTATTAACATATAATTCATCAACAAGCAAATGGATCGCACAAGATCCTACTGGTGGCTCAGGTGGCTCAGGCATCGATCAATTTGCAAGAGATACAGCAAATTCAGCTAATGTATTGTCACAATCAGCCTATGCATTCGCTAATACTGTTAATGTAAAGACTGATTCAGCTTATGCATTCGCTAATACTGTTAATGTAAAGACTGATTCAGCTTATGCATTCGCTAATACTGTTAATGTAAAGACTGATTCAGCTTATGCATTTGCTAATACTGTTAATGTAAAGACTGATGCTGCTTATGCATTCGCTAATACTGTTAATGTAAAGACTGATTCAGCTTATGCGTTTGCTAATACTGTTAATGTAAAGACTGATTCAGCTTATGCATTTGCTAATACTGTTAATGTAAAGACTGATGCTGCTTATGCATTCGCTAATACTGTTAATGTAAAGACTGATGCTGCTTATGCATTTGCTAATACTGTTAATGTAAAGACTGATGCTGCTTATGCATTCGCTAATACTGTTAATGTAAAGACTGATTCAGCTTATGCGTTTGCTAATACTGTTAATGTAAAGACTGATGCTGCTTATGCATTCGCTAATACTGTTAATGTAAAGACTGATTCAGCTTATGCGTTTGCTAATACTGTTAATGTGTTTGCACAAGCCGCATTTAATTACGCGAATACTGCTTTAACTGCAAATAGTGTATTATCGCCGGCATCTAATAGTAGTGTAGCGAATAGTGTTGGTTATTTAGGAATTCCTCAAAATAGTCAATCAAGCAATTATACATTAACTATTGCTGATCAGAGTAAACATATATACGTTACTGCTAATTCTACTATTACTATTCCAGCAAATTCATCTGTGTCATTTCCACTTGGTTCAACATTTTCTGTTATTACTGCTGGAGGTGTTACTGCAAACGTAGCAATAACAACGGATAATTTATATCTTGGTGGTATTGGTAGCACAGGAACTAGAACTATATCGCCATATGGTATGGCAACTGCTATTAAGGTAACGGCTAATACTTGGTTTATTTCGGGTGCTGGTGTTGCATAATGGCTAGTATTTCAACAACACAATTTTGGTGGCAATATACTTCGCCTAATGCATTACCATCTTTACAAGTATGGTATTATGCTAATGATGGATTACAATTTAATAAAACATCAACACCTCTTGCTAACAATACTAATATAACTTCATGGCAAAATGCTGGTGGATTAACATCACATGATTGGAATTCTACTGGTGGAAAAAGACCCACTTTTTTCACACCCGTTAAAAATGGATTAGGTGCTGCAAGATTTTCTCCGGCGGCAACATCATCATTGACAATTAATCCTGTTGCTTATATGCAAAGTTTATCCGCTGTGACGATGGCAATTTTATTTCGTTCATCAAACACAAGTGCAGGTACAAGAATACTTTCTACGACAAATACAAATGGATTTAGATGGGGTCAAAACGGTACACAATGGATTGGAGGATTTTCTGGTGCTACTTTTACAGTAGATACTAAAGTTGTTGATACAAATTGGCATAATATTATAATAAAATTTGATGGTTCACAGTCTAATAATTCCACTAGATTAACATCCAAATTAGATGGTAATGATCTTTCATTAACATTTACAGGCACGGTAGCAAATACAACATCTGCTTCAGAATCAACTTTCTATGGTGGTGTTGATTCTACTGGTAATTCAAATTATTGGGATGGAGATATAGGTGAATTAATGTTCTGGACCCGCGCGCTAACTTCAGGTGAAATTACTACAGTTAAAAATTATCTATCAACTAAGTGGGCACTATAATAAATACACATATGAAAAAAATAATAATTCTATTTGCTTTTATATTGCTTTCGGGATGTAGTACCGTAACGAGTTTATATGAAAGATATACTATAGCGCCATTTGATTCATATGAATATACACAAGTTACACAAATAAGAACGGCATCAATTGTTGCAATTACCGCTTGTTATGATTTAAATACCTCGACGGAAAATGCACAATCTTTATATAATGCTGCATATGGTTTAAAACATTATTCACAATATATACCTGATAATGAGCAGACATATCAATTAGTAGAAAAATTGTTTATTATGGCTGATGATTTTAATAATAGATATTTAAAGAATGAACCTGTAAATAAGACATATTGTGAATTGAAACTAAAATCGATATCATCGGCAGCCGAATCTATTCAAAGAGTAATAGGAAAGAGACCTAGAAAATGACACCACAAGAATTAGCACAAAAAGCGCAAGAACTTAAAGATTTATATGAAGCACAACAAATTTCTGAAAGTGAATTTAAAGAACTTGTTGAAACATTAATTCTTCAAGAATCTATAGATAATCAAGCTTTACAATTCGAAGAGAACATACATTTTAGAAATATGATTGTTAATGTAGTTAATATAGCTTCTACTATTGCGGGGAAAGTATAATGGAACTAACACTTGATCAATTAAAACAATTACTTCCTAAAAATCCATATGTTGATCATTGGCATCGTGCATTAGCTCAGTTATTACCAGATTATGATATAAACACGCCACAAAGAATAGCAGCGTTTATAGCACAATGTGCCCATGAATCGGGTGAATTTGTATTTCTTAAAGAAAATCTTAACTATAAATGGCAGTCATTAAGAAAAGTATTTCCAAAATATTTTCCGACAGATGAACTCGCGCAAGAATATGCAAGTAAGTCAAATAAACAAGAAGCTATAGCAAATAGGGTATATGCCAGTCGAATGGGTAATGGTGATGAGTCAACTGGAGATGGTTATAGATTTTGTGGTAGAGGATTGATTCAATTGACGGGTAGAGATAATTATACATGGTTTGCTGCATCAATAAATATAAGTGTTGAGGAAGCTTCTGAATATCTTCAGACATTTGAAGGTGCTGCTCAATCAGCATGTTGGTTCTGGGAAACAAATAATTTGAATCAATGGGCAGATAAAGGTGATATTCTTACATTGACAAAAAGAATCAATGGTGGAACAATAGGTTTGGATGATCGAATTAAACATTATAATCATGCATTGCATGTATTAGGAATATAATAATGAAAAAGATTATTCTTTTATTCGCTTTAGTTCTTTTAGGATGTGAAGAAAGATATCGTTATCCATGTCAGAATCCAGATAATTGGGAACAGCCATTTTGTAAGAAACCATATTGTAGTGCAAATGGAACTTGTCCAGAAGATTTATCACATTATGTAAAAGATAAAGAAGAAAAGAAATCTAGTGGAAATAATCTTATTTGTAAAGGAACTTGTCAATGATTAATTTTGGCGAAAAATATACGTCAGAAGAATTAAATGCGCGATTGAAGTTTTTTATCGGTTTAATTCTTGGTTTAACATTATTTGGAATTGTTTTTGTTGTGTTGTATAGTCTTATCTTTGTAACACAACCAATGAATGGAATGAGTCCTGTTGATAATAAATTCTTTGAACTTATTATTCCTATTGCAACATTCTTGACAGGTACTCTTTCTGGTATTATGCTTGCTGGTGATGATAAAGAATCTAGAGCAAAAGCATTAGAAGCTGCAAATAGACAACCCGCAATAGCTTCTACTGTATCAACTCCACGTCCTATGTCACAAACATTGACAGCACCAATTGGTTCTGGATATGTTACAACAACAAATATACCACCTGTTAGTCCTGTAACACCTGTTTTTAATGCACAAGTAGTAACTGGTTTTGGAGGTAAACCTGCACCTATGCAACCTCCACAGCCTGAAATTTAATTAAAGGAAAATAATCATGAAAAAACTTTTATTGGCATTAGCATTAACATTAACAACATTCAATTTCTCTTTAGCTGCTGAACAAAAACAAGTTTGTGTTGATCAGCAACAAAAAAATGGAACTACGAAAAAAGTTTGTAAAACAATCAAAGTTCATAAAAAGCTAGAAGTTGAAAAGAAAGATGAAAGTAAGAAGTAATGAGCCCGATAGAATCTTTTGACACGAACGAAAGGATAGCTGTGTTAGAAACGGAAGTTAAAAACATAAGTATTAATTTAATTGATCTTCGGCGTGAGCAAAAGGAACAGCACCAATGTCTTATGGAAAAATTCGATAAGGTAGAAGAAAGAATATCTGATATCGAAAGATGGAGATGGATTGTTGTTGGTGCTGCTCTAGTAATTGGTTATATTATTGACCAAATTATTCAGAAAATAAGTTAAATTGTAGTTGACAACAAGCATCGGACTATGTAAAATAGTCTGATGCTTTTTCTTTGGAATTTTACTATGGCTCTTTTTATTGATCTAAAATATACGCATTTACTCTCTTCTAGACTAGATAAGTTTGTAACAAAGGGAGAATATCTATTCAATTTCCGTTGCCCGCTCTGTGGTGATTCTCAATCTAATCAGTCTAAAAAACGTGGTTTTATCTTTAGACGTACTACTAGTCTTATTTTTAAATGTCATAATTGTGGACAATCTTTATCTCTCGGTAATCTAATCAAAGAAGTTGATAATAATCTTTATAATGAATATGTATTAGAAAAATATAAATCTGGTGAGACACCATCAAAGAATATTAATACTCCGATTGAAATACCGGCAATAAAATTCGGTAAAGATGAAAAACGAAAACTATATGAAAATGCTGAATGGTGCGATGTTTTACCTGAACAGCATTTTTGTAGATTATATCTAAGAAACAGAAAATTACCTGATTTTGTTTATAAACATCTTTTATTTACGACAAATTATAAGAAATTTGTTGATGAGGTATATCCTGATCATGATAAAGAATTAGAAGAAGATGCCCGTGTGGTAATACCTTTTTATGACACAAATGATAATCTTATAGCTATTTCTGGTAGAGCATTAGAGAGTGGTTTAAAGAAACTGAGATATATTACACTTAGAACTAATGAGAGTGAAGATAAGTTGATATATGGATTAGACAGAATTAATTTTAATAAGCCTGTAATGATTGTTGAAGGACAGTTTGATTCATTCTTTTTGAATAATTGCATTGCAGCATGTAATTCCGATCTTCTTGGTACTTCAGAAAGAATCAAAAAGGATCATAAAATCAAGACTGTATTGATATATGATAATGAGCCTCGGAATAGAGAGATTATTCGAGCGATGAGAAAAGCTATCAAAAAGCATGAAAATATTGTAATTTGGCCAGATAATGTTGATGGTAAAGATATAAATGAAATGATTATAAATGGTATGCCGATTTCAGAAATAAATGAAATTATAGATAAGAATACTGTTTCTGATCTGAAAGCAATGACAAGATTCACATATTGGAAGAAATCAAACGATTAAGGAGTATATTATGAGTGTAAAATTAATTGGAGTTACTGCACCAACTGAAGATAATATGACGGCCGAAGAAATGATTGTATATATGGCTAGAATATCAAATCCCACAAATCAGAAAACTAATGAAGCTGGTTTTAAATTGATTAATTATTTAATCAAGAATTCTCATTGGAGTCCTTTTGAGATGGTATCTATTGTTGTAGAAATAAATACGACACGCGATATTGCAAGACAGATATTACGTCATCGTTCATTTTCATTTCAAGAATTCTCACAAAGGTATGCGGATCCTACAAAATCTATGGAATTTCATACAAGAGAAGCAAGATTACAAGATACCAAAAACAGACAAAATAGTATTGAAGTAGATAATGCTGATTTACAAAGTGCATGGTCCCTATATCAAAATGAAATGGTAATGTATGCAGAAAAAGCATATCGTTGGGCTATTGATAATGGTATTGCAAAAGAACAAGCAAGAGTAGTATTACCGGAAGGACTGACAGGATCCAGACTGTATATGGCAGGAACATTGAGAAGTTGGATTCATTACTGTCAATTAAGAATGGGAAATGGAACACAGAAAGAACACGCACAGATAGCAAAACAATGTTGGGACATTATAGGAGATGAGTTTCCGAATGTAGCAAAAGCATTAGAACAATAATAAAAATGGAGAAGGCATGAAAAAAGAAATGCATGGTATTGAGATAGATTTAAATAGGGATCAATTATTTGATGAATTAGGAATTAAAAGATTAAAAGAATCTTATATGAAAGATGATGAAGTTTCACCACAAGAAAGATTTGCATATGTTTCAAAAATGTTTTCTAGCAATACTGAACACGCTCAAAGACTTTATGAATATTCTAGTAGGCATTGGTTATCTTATTCTACTCCTATTCTTTCTTTTGGTAGGAGCAAGCGTGGTTTGCCTATTTCTTGTTTTCTCCCCTACTTGGATGATTCTGCGGAAGGTTTGGTTGACTGTTTGTCGGAAGTAAATTGGCTATCAATGTTAGGGGGAGGTATTGGAATTGGAGTGGGTATTAGAAGTGCAGATGATAAATCTGTTGGCGTTATGCCTCATTTGCGGACCTATGATGCTAGTTCTCTTGCATATAGGCAAGGAAGGACTAGACGCGGTTCGTATGCTGCTTATCTCGATATATCGCATCCTGATATCTTAATGTTTCTTGAAATGAGAAAGCCAACAGGCGATCAAAACATGAAAGCATTAAATCTTCATCATGGTATCAATATCACTGATAATTTCATGGAAATCATCGAAAAAAGCATGATCGATCCAAATTATGATGATACCTGGGAACTTAAAGATCCTCACGGCGATGAAGTAAAAGAAAAGATATCAGCAAAAGAATTATGGCAAAGAATCCTTGAAATGCGTATGCATACAGGAGAACCATATCTTCATTTCATCGATACAAGTAATAGAATGATGCCAGAATTTCAAAAGAAATTGGGTCTATCAATTAAACAATCTAATCTTTGTTCAGAAATTGTACTTTGCTCAGATAAGAATAGAACTGCTGTATGTTGTCTTTCTTCTGTAAATCTCGAATATTTTGATGAATGGAAGTCCAATAAACTATTTCTTCGTGATGTAGCCGAAATGCTTGATAATGTATTGGAGTATTTCATTAAACATGCACCAAATACTATCAAAAGAGCTAAATATTCTGCCAGTCGTGAGCGTAGTATTGGTGTCGGTGCATTAGGATTTCATGCATATTTACAGAAAAATAATATACCATGGGAATCCGTATTAGCGACTTCTGCTAATATGAAAATGTTTAAACATATTCGAAAGAAGCTGGATGAAGCCAACAGAGAACTTGGAGCAGAAAGAGGAGAAGCACCTGACGCAACGGGTACTGGATTCCGTTTTTGTCATGTAATGTCTGTAGCGCCTAATGCTTCTAGTAGTATTATTATGGGCAATACGTCACCTTCTATAGAACCATATAGAGCAAATGCTTATAGACAAGATACTTTATCTGGTGCTTATCTAACAAAGAACAAGTTTTTAGATAATGTTTTAAAGACTAAAGTAAGTGAAGAAGAATTGCCAGAAATCTGGTCATCTATTATTGCAAATGATGGATCTGTACAACATCTTGATATATTGACTGATGAGGAAAAAGAGATATTCAAGACGGCAATTGAGATAGATCAAAGATGGGTTATTGATCATGCAGCGCATCGCCAAGAGTTTATCGATCAATCGCAGAGTGTTAATTTATTTTTTAGACCTGATGTAAATATTAAGTATCTTCATGCCGTTCATTTCCAAGCATGGAAACAGAAAATGAAAACGCTTTATTATTGTCGTTCTGAAAAGATTGGTAAAGCTGATAAGATATCAAAGAAAATACAAAGACAAGTTATTGAAGAAATTGATTTGAAAAAGCTAGCCGGTGATGATGATATTTGTTTGGCATGTGAAGGTTAGCTAACTAAATGAAGAAAGTTTAAATATATGATTAAAAAAGTTAAGTATAAATTAACAGATGAAAGAAATTATTTTCGTCCATTCAGTTATGAATTTGCATATGAAGCTTGGTTAAAACATGAACAAAGTCATTGGATTCATCTTGAAGTACCGATGATTGAAGATGTAAAAGATTGGAAAAATAAATTAACAAAAGAACAGAAACATTTTCTTACACAGATATTCCGATTCTTTACACAAGGTGATATTGATGTAGCTGGTGGTTATGTCAAGAATTATCTACCATACTTTCCACAACCAGAAATAAGAATGATGTTATGTGGATTTGCAGCAAGAGAAGCTTTGCATGTTGCTGCATATTCTCATTTAATTGAAACATTAGGCATGCCAGATTCAATTTATAATGATTTTCTTGAATATGAATCAATGAAAGCTAAACATGAATACTTTATTGATCTTTCCAATAAGAGTGGAACAATAGAATCTGTAGCAACTAATATAGCGGCATTTTCAGCATTTACGGAAGGTATGCAATTATTTTCTTCATTCATTATGTTGTTGAATTTCCCTCGCCATGGTTTAATGAAGGGTATGGGTCAAATTATTAGCTGGTCAATTATTGATGAAACAATTCATGCGGAGAGTATGATTAAACTCTTTAGAACTTATATCGAAGAGAATAAAGAAATCTGGAACGATGAATTGAAAGGAAAGATTTATACCATTGCAACTAAAATGGTTGATCTTGAAGATAAATTTATTGACCTAGCATTCTCACAAGGCGCAATGGAAAATTTATCAGAACACGATGTAAAACAATATATCAGATATATTGCAGATAGAAGATTAATATCTCTTGGCCTGAAAGGCATATTTAAAGTAAAAAAGAATCCATTACCGTGGGTAGAATCTATGGTAAATGCACCAATACATACAAACTTTTTTGAAAACAAATCAACAGATTATGCAAAAGGAGCACTATCCGGTTCTTGGGCAGATGTTTGGGCATGATAGAAGATGCAGAATGCTGGATTAAATATCCACACTTAAGAAATTACTTTAACAAACTTTGGTTTTCTGATCAATTAGATTATAACTGTGGACCTTGTGGTGTTCCTGTGCCACAGGATGGTAAGTATGTTATTCGTCCAATATATAATTTATCGGGTATGGGACGTGGTGCAAAGATTGTATATCTTAAAAAGAATCAAACTATCATTAAGCCTGGTTATTTCTGGTGTGAATATTTTGAAGGTCCACAATACAGCATAGATTATAAATTTGATCAATATTATTTCAAGCCAATATTAGCTGTAGAAGGTATTAGAGATCCAGATAAACTGTATAAATTTTTATCATGGAAAAAGACGAATAAAGAGATATATCTCCAACATCCTATCTTTTTCAGAATTAAATATGCAGAATATATTAATGTAGAATTTATTGGTGAAAAACCAATAGAGATTCATTTTAGAAGAAATCCAGACTTTTTAAATCATGATTATAATGAAATTAAAGTAGTCTGGGCTAGTGATAATATCGATATATCGTCGGAATTAATCTCTTGCAGTCAAGAAGAGATTGAAGATGATAAAAGATTAGGTTTTATACCAGTTTAAGAAAACTTCTCAACATCCAGTGGTGTTTATCATGAGCACCTATTCTATCTTGGATGAAATTAGAAAGTCCCTGTTCATTGGCCGCATTGGCTTGTTTGAATGCATCATAAAGTGATGCACGAACAATATCATTATCTGCAAGAAGAATCGTAATCATATCTCTAGCTGTAGGAACTGTCAATTCATCTTGAATAGATGAAAGTTCTATATATCTACTTAATGCACCTGGTGCATAAGAATCTAGATAGCGGATATGTTCAGCAATAGGATCTACCGCTGCCCACAATTCTGAGTAAAGATTGCCGAAGAAGTCGTGCAATTCAGAGAAGAACATGCCTTCAACATTCCAATGAAAATTATGTGATTTCAAGTACAAAGAAAAGGTATTTGCAAGAACCTTTTTCATTGATTCAGTTAATTCTGTTTGCATTTTGACCTCGATTTAAGAGAGTATAAGTAGAGTGTATTGTATATTTATAAAAGGAAATTTTCATGAAAAAGATACAACACACTTGTGAAGAATGCGAAACAGAGTTTGCAATAGAATATGATGAATTAGAAGCTGAAGATGGACCTTGTATGTGTCCATTTTGTGGTGGATATATGATCATGGATTTAGATGAAAATGATGATGAATTCGTGGATCTACAATAATACGATATTCACTATAGACGAAAATGATTCATTGTATGGATTTGTTTATTGTATAACAAATCTTTTGAATAACAAAAAGTATATAGGTAGAAAATATCTTACCAGAGCAAAAACCAAACAAGTAAAAGGTAAAAAGAAAAAGATTAGAGTCGATTCCAATTGGCAAAATTATTGGGGTTCTAATAAGATTTTACTTGAAGATATAGAAAAATACGGTAAAGATAATTTTAAAAGAGAAATAATTCATTTATGTAAATCAAGAGGAGAATGCTCCTATATGGAATCTAAAGAGATTTTCATGAGGGATGCACTCCTTAAAGATGATTATTATAATCAATGGTGTTCGTGTAAAATTCAAAGAAATCATCTGAAAACCCTATTGACTTCATAGAAAAATATCATTATAATGACTGTGCTGCAATGCAACATAGGTTAATAAATAATAATGAAAGGAGATTTTATGGAAAAGCTTAAGGAATTTTACAATACTGTAATTGAAATAATTGTGATGATGAAGAATGCTAGGAGGAAACTATAATGGAATTATTTTTTGATTATCAGAAGGAATTTGCTAAGAAGTTGATTGATTTCAAGGTAAAAGAGGTTGATTTTTATACCAAATCATTTAATGAAATGACAAATTCTGTTTTCGCTATATATACCAATAAGGCAAATGAAATTGTTGCTGGAATGGGTAAAAATGCGAAAGAATTTATCGAAACAGGCTGTATCAGTAAAACCAACAAAAAATAATATAGTATCATTTGAAACAGCATTGCGCGATGGCTGGTTTATTAAGCTATCGCGCTTTGATAAATATATAATGTTATTGTTCGTTTCTCAATTTACTGGTAATACTATTATTAGATATTTTGATGACGAAGATATTGCAGTACAATTTATCAATTATGTAATAAATATAGATCCAACATCATTAACAATCCAGAACTAAAAGGGATTTCTCATGTTCAAAAAGCATTTAATGGTGCTTTTTGTTATGTTTTTGTTATGTTTCAAATTCGCAGAAGCTCAGAGCGAACCTATTGTAACTGATTCGACTTCTACTTCCACAAGCACCTCAAGCTCATATAATAAATCAGATTCTAATTCGGTAACAACAATTAGAACACCACCACCTACAGCAGTAGCTCCTGCAATTACATCAATCAATAATGATCTTTGCATTGTAGGTGCTTCTGGTGCAGTTCAAACACAGATATTTGGTATGTCATTTGGCGCAACTACCCGTGATATGAACTGTGAAAGAATTAAACTTTCTAAAAACCTCTATGACATGGGAATGAAAGTTGCAGCCGTTTCATTAATGTGCCAAGATGAAAGAGTATTCAGTGCAATGCTAAATGCTGGCACTCCTTGTCCTATTGATGGTAAAATAGGCGAAGAAGCTAAAGATTTGTGGGATAGAAATCCTGATAGAAAACCGAAAGATGTTAAGAGTGACAAATGATTCGTTTTCTAATAGGATTGTTGCTGTTTTTCTCAGCAATAACATCATCCGCACAAAATACCACAACAACATATTATAATCTAAGTGATGATGGTTGGGCTCAAGTAAACCTACCATTTAGTTTTCCATTCTATAATAGATCGTTCACTACATCATTTTTCTTTTCAAATGGTGTAGTAGGATTTTTAAATCCAACACATGGATGGTGTTGTGATGGCCAAAATCTCAATAATGTAGGATCAAACTCAGCATTCAATTTTGCAATTATGCCTCTCTGGGTAGACCTAATAGGTGATAGCCAAACAAAATTCTTTACCCAAACTGATTCTACATTCATGAGATATACATGGCAAAATACCAAAGAATATGGTACCAATAATAGAAATACCTTCAACGTAGAAATACGTCCAACCGGCGCTATAACAATCAATTATAATCAAGTCAATGTTACAAATCATAATGTAACAGTAGGAATATCTGGCAATATATCCCAAGGCCAATATAGCCAAATATACAATGGAAGAGGTTTAACAACATCAGGAATTCCTTCAACAATATCATTTACCGGCACAGAAACATATGCATGTACATCAAATCCATTATCTGATCCTTCATGTCCCGATTATGCCACAGCATACCTAACACAACAATGTACCATAAGTGCATTATATAATTCTGCATGCCCAGGTTATGCATCAGCATATTATTCCCAACAATGCACTATAAGCGCATTATATGATTCAGGTTGCCCAGGATATAGCATCGCCTATTATAATCTCCAGTGTTCATTAAATCCTCTTTATGATTCTGGATGTCCTGGCTATACAACAGCATATCACAATCAACAATGTTCATTAAATGCTTTATTCGCAACAGACTGTCCAGATTATGCAACAGCATATCACAATCAACAATGTTCATTAAATGCTTTATTTGCAACAGATTGCCCAGGTTATGCAACAACATATCATAATCAGCAATGTTCATTAAATGCTTTATTTGCAACAGATTGCCCAGGTTATGCGGCTGCTTATTATTCTCAACAATGTAATTTAAATGGACTATATGATAGAAATTGTCCTAATTATTCTGATGCATATGCTAGAAAAATGCTTTTTGAGAATCAAGGAATAGCATCTACAATAGCAACGGCAGGTGTTATAGCAGCAACAGCACCAAAAGCACAAGAAATTACTACACAAACTACAACAAGTACCCCTAAACTTGTTTCGGATAATAATGTTAATAGTGTTATAACAAATAATTCAAATGCAGCCGCACCATCAGCTTCACCCGCTAATGTTGTTTCATCAGTACCTCTTGTTCAACAACAACCACCTCAAGGCGCACCACAACCTGGACCAGCTCCACAACAAAAACAAACTGGGGGACCAGCGTCAGGTTCAAGTCCTAGTCCTCAAGGATCAGCACCCGATCAGGGCCCAAAACCGATGACAAGAGGTGAACAATTACAACAAGCAAAAATGAACGCTGCGAGAAAAGAAGCTGCATCTAAAGGTGGTGATGCTATGAAAGAGACAGCTGGAGCAAAGACATTAGAACAACAAGTTGCAAATCAGAATACTATTATTACCGCAATGGGTTTTAATATGGCTTTTGATGCATATAGTAATATTGTTTTAAAAGATGTTGTATTTTATAGAAGTGTTGATGTTTATTCAAATCAGAGAAATGTAGATAATGCAAGATTGTTGAGAGGAATGTATGGAGCTAGTGATAGGAGATTTGAAGAAATGAAAGACTTACAATACAAATAAGGAAAAGAAATGTCAGACGACAAGAATATAAACAAAAAAGTAGATGAACTAGAAGCGGCCGCAAAAAAGTATGCGAGTAAAGATACCGTCATAAGCATTGGCGGATATGAATTCACACCAGCCAAATTAATGGTAGCATTCACATTAGCTTCATCTTTACTAGGTGGATTATATGGATGTTTTGAAGTATATAAAGATTATCAAGGAATGAAGAAAAAAATTGCTGAATATGTTTCGCCTGATCTAACTGAAATCGAAAAGAAATTGGAATTAGTTCAACAAAATTCTGATAAATCTGTTCAATACACACAAGATATCAAGAATGATTTAAAAACAGATATCAGAAGATTGGAAGGTGTTGTTGATGGATTGGAACGTAATGGACGTCAAAATCAAAGAGAAATGAATGAATCTCTTGAAAATGCCAATAAAGAAATGAAGATTGTTCAGCGTGAAATAGATAGAAGCATTCAGACGGTTAGAAAAGAACTACAAGATGCTAATAAGAGTCAGGATGTGGAATTAAGAGCTATTCGTCGTGAAGTAGATGAAAAAATCAAAAAGGCATTAGATAATCCATTAGCTAAGTAAGTAGTTGACAAAATTATTTAATTATGTTATTATGAGTGAAACTGGAGTATATTATGAGAAAACTTGCGACTATTCGGAAAATTAATGATATCAAGTCTATTCCTAATGCGGATGCTATTGAGGTAGCTACTGTTGATGGATGGCAGGTTGTTGTTAAGAGGGGTGAATATAAGATTGGTGATTTGGCTATCTACTGTGAGATTGATAGTTGGATTCCCAATTCTATTGCATCGTTTCTTTCTAAAGGAAAAGAACCCAGAGTATATCAGAATATTGCGGGTGAAAGACTGAGGACTGTTAAACTGCGTGGGCAAATCAGTCAAGGTTTATTGCTTCCTTGCAATATTATTCCGAGACAAGTAGAATTGGGTGAGGATGTTTCAGAAGAATTAAACATTAACAAATGGGAAATGGAAATTCCTGCTCAGTTGAGAGGAACTGTGAGAGGATCATTTCCTTCATTTATTCCGAAAACCGATCAAGAAAGAATTCAGAATCTGGTTCATGAATTGGAACAATGGAAAGGTTCTAATGAACTATGGGAAATCACTGAAAAATTGGATGGTTCTTCAATGACAGTTTATGTAAATCAAGGTTATGATGGTGTATGTTCGAGAAATCTTGATTTGAAGCGGGATGATAACAATTCATTTTGGAAAGTAGCTATTCAAGAGAGAATTCATGATAGAATTCGTGAAGTGTTTGGATCAAGAAATATTGCTTTACAAGGTGAATTGATTGGTCTAGGTGTTCAGGGAAACAAGTACAATCTGCAAGAATTGAAGTTTTATCTGTTTGATATCTTTGATATTGATCGGCAGATATATATTTCTGCAAGAGAGAGACATGATTTTTGTTTTTATATGGCTCTTAATCATGTGCCTGTGATGACTGTTAGAAGTTTGGATAAAGATGTTACTGTTGCAAGTCTATTGAAGCTTGCGGAAGGACCTTCTTTCCTTAATCTTAGAGTAGAAAAAGAAGGATATGTTTATAAGAATATTCGTGATTCGAAGATTTCTTTTAAAACTATATCTAACAAGTTTCTTTTAGGGGAAAAATAATGGATAGATTTGATCTAGAAGAGGAAATAATGCGATGCTGGCATGTTACTGATGATCTTAAAACTTTAAGTTCATTATGTGATAAAATGAATGTAGAAACAATCCAAAAAAAGATTGATGCAATTGAACATTTATATGATATGAAATTTAATAAGTTATTTGATACTTTTGAGAAACTTATTAATGATGGAATAATAAAATGAAAATTGTAATTAATACCTGTTATGGTGGTTTTGGTCTTTCTGAACGCGCAATGGAATTGTATGCGAAAAAGAAAGATTGGAATCTTATCATTGATGATGATCAAGGATTCATTAAACATTACTATATCAATGAAAAGAACGATAATAATTATTTTTATGATCGTGAAATCGCTCGAAATGATTCTACTTTAATTGAAGTCATTGAAGAATTGGGTAGTACAGCGAATGGTTCGTTTGCTAAATTAAAAATTATTGATATTCCTGATGATGTGGAATGGGATATTGAAGAATATGATGGTATGGAATGGGTAGCCGAAAAACATAGAACTTGGTCATGATGAAAAAGATAAATCCAAATTGTGTAAATGATAGTTGTAGATTTGTAGAAGAATCTATTTTTGTTCCAATGTTCAATTCCTATGACATTTATGATAATTATGGTAAGTTGATATCTAAGCGAACAAACATTATAAGTAAAAAATATAAATGTTTAGAATGTAAAGAAACTTTCATAAAAGAAAGTATTGAAGAAAAAGGTCCAATAAATGAATGATAAATTTTTAAAGATTTATAATGTTGTTAAGATTAAAAATGCAAGATCATATATTAGTGATTGTGATTTTTATGTTCTTTCTAGTGAAGAATTAGACGAATTTTCTAATGCTATCGTTAATAAATGTTGTAATATTGTACAAGATTCTGTAGATCAAAGAGAACCAGCATCAACATATGTTGATAAGATTAAAAATTATTTTAAGAATTAGGGAATATTAATGATTTGTCCAAAAACTGGTTTAAATTGTTATGATTATGAATGTATATGGAATGGTTCATGTACAAAAAGAGGAATAACAATTCCTATAGGATGGAAATGTCCTAATTGTGGTGCAGGTGTTTCTCCTCAAGAAAAAACTTGTCCAAATTGTAAACCGCCCCTTGAACCAACTTGCGAGACACCATGAGATATTATTCCTATCACGAATATGATCCCGATGAAAAAGATAAAATAGTTACTCTTTCAGAAGAAGAAATTCTAAAAGAGTATTATGATTATTGGTATGGTGCCATGTGTAATAAATTTGGTAAGGAATATGTTGAGGCTAATTATTCAAAAGAAGATTGTATAATGGATTGGATTATTGTTAATTGGGCATGGTCAGATGAAGAGGGACAAAAATGCGATTAAAATATCTTGAAGCTTCTTTATCCCGTTATAAAATTTTTACATTCTATTTGGGATTTCCTAGTGATCAATATGAATCTCCTTTTGATCAAT